CGTCCCTCTCAAGTATGTGGCTGATGGCCAAGACCGCCGAGGCCACAGCGACGGCCGATCGCCGCAACATCGAAGACCGCATTCGTGAGTTGACCGGCGTGCGTGATGACGTCGAAGGCACCGAGAACGTCAAGGCACCAGGCTACAAGGTCAAGATCGTTAGCCGCCTTGACCGTAAGGTTGACGCCGACAAGGTGCAGGAGCTGGCCAACGAACATGGCCTCACGACCCATCTGTCCAGCCTATTTCGCTGGAAACCCGAATTGAACATGAGCGCCTGGAAGGCCGCTGATGATTCGATCACCCGCCCTCTGGCGGCAGCAATCACGACCAAGCCTGGTCGTCCTTCGTTTTCAATTGAACAGGAGTAACTTAAATGGCTTTGCTTGACCAAACCTTTGACGCCGCAGACCTGCCGGTGTCGTCCCCGATTGGCCCGATCCCCGAGGGCTCCTACAACGCGGTCGTTACCCAGGCCGAACTCAAAACGACCAACGATGGCACCGGCCGGTACATCAAACTGCGCCTTGACATTACCGGCCCGGCCGCACAAGGTCGCGTCGTGTTCGCCAACCTGAACATCAAGAACGCCAGCCTGAAGGCCGAGGAAATTGGCAAGCAGCAGTTGGGCGAAATTATGCGAGCGATTGGCCTGGCGCGCGTGCGTGACACCGACGAGCTGATTGGCGCAGCGCTCAAGATTCGCGTGGTCATTCGCCCGTCGCGGACCGACGAGCGAACCGGCAAGACCTACGATGCCGCCAACGAAGTCAAAGGCTACAGCGCTATCGGCGGCACCGCAGCACCGGCGGCTAAGGCAGCAGCCCCGACGGGCGTGAGCAAAGGCGCGACGCCGCCTTGGATGAAGTAAAAAAAATCCCCGGCCTTTTTCAAGGTCGGGGAAATGATCAACTTAAACAAAGGAGCTGGGCAAATGAAGTTACCCGAGCCAGAGAATAGCATACAGACGCTGATTGACAAACACCACGAATCGCTGGCCGAGCCGCCTCGAGGTCACATGGGGTGCAGCCAGCTCGGTCACCCGTGCGACCGGTGGCTGTGGCTTTCGTTTCGTTGGGCCGTGCAGCCGACGTTTCCCGGTCGCGTGTTGCGCCTCTTTCGCCGTGGCCAGAACGAAGAGGCAACGATTGTCTCGGACCTACGCGCCATCGGCCTCGACCTGCGTATGACCGGCAGCAAGCAGCAGCGCGTCGACCTTGGCGCTCACGTGTCGGGAAGCATTGATGCGGTCATTGAATCTGGCGTGCCAGAGGCACCGAAGACACGCCACATTGCCGAGTTTAAGACGCACAGCAAGAAGTCATTTGATGCGCTTGAGAAAGATGGCGTAGAGAAAAGCAAGCCCGAGCATTTTGTGCAGATGCAGCTCTACATGCATGGCACCAAAATCGACCGCGCCCTGTATGTCGCCGTCTGCAAAGACAACGACCAGATTTATACAGAGCGCGTGCGATATGACAAGGAAACCGCCGAAAAATATATACGTCGCGGTCACTACTTGGCGCTTTCCGACCGGATGCCACCACCAATCAGCACAGATCCCTCGTGGTATCAATGCAAGTTCTGCGACGCCCACGAGTTCTGCCACAGCACGCGCCTTACCAAGCACGTGAATTGCCGCACGTGCGCGCATAGCACGGCGACGCCAGACAGCACCTGGCGCTGTGAACTGCACCAGGCCGATATTCCGATTGAATGGCAACGACAGGGATGTGGTGGCCATACGCTGCACCCGGACCTCGTGCCGTGGGAACGCAAAGACGGCCTCGACGATTGGACCGCCGTGTATGTAATCGACGGTAAAGATGTTGCCAACGGCGAAGGCGATGCCCATGTCTACACCAGCCGCGAGATACTGGCCAACCCGTCGGCGTGCGCGAACCCTAGCGAGCAGTTGACCGAGCTGCGTCAGCAGTTCGACGGAAGGATCGTCGGATGAGAGTTCTTGTTGCTTGTGAATATAGCGGGCGTGTTCGAAATGCGTTTCGAGCGCTTGGACATGACGCAATGTCGTGCGATCTGTTGCCTACGGATGCACCCGGCCCTCACCATCAAGGCGATGTGTTTGACATTCTCGGCGATGGCTGGGATTTGATGATCGCGCACCCGCCTTGCACGCATCTGGCTGTATCTGGCGCTCGTCATTTTGCGGCCAAACAGGCCAGCGGCGTACAGCAAGAGGCGCTGGCGTTTGTGCAGCGATTGATGGATGCGCCAATTGCACGCATCGCCATTGAAAACCCGATAAGCATTATCAGCAGCCGCATTCGTAAACCGGACCAGATTATCCAGCCTTGGCAATTTGGGCATGGTGAAACTAAGGCAACGTGTCTGTGGCTTAAGAATTTGCCAAAGTTGACGCCGACAAATATTGTTGATGGCCGATCTGATCGCATCCGTAAGATGCCGCCATCGCCTGATCGGTGGAAACTGCGTAGCACAACCTACCAAGGGATTGCCGACGCGATGGCGCAGCAATGGGGTGGCTAATGCTCCGTGAATACCAACAGCGAGCCATTGACCAGCTCTATGCCTGGTTCGACGCTGGCCACAAAGGCAACCCATGCCTGGTGCTGCCGACCGGTTCAGGCAAGAGCCACATTGTCGCGGCGCTATGCAAAGACGCTATCCAGACTTGGCCCGAGACGCGCATTCTGATGCTCACCCATGTCAAAGAGCTAATCGAACAGAACGCCGAGAAAATGCGATTGCATTGGCCTGGTGCGCCAATGGGAATCTATTCCGCCAGCATCGGTAAGCGCCAGCTCGGCGAGCCGATCACATTCGCCGGCATCCAATCCGTGCGTAACAAGGCTGATTTGCTTGGCCACATTGATCTGGTGATCGTTGACGAATGTCACCTTGTCAACCACAAAGACGAAGGCGGCTATCGCAAGCTGCTCGGCGACCTCACGCGCATCAACCCGGCGCTGCGGGTTGTCGGGCTAACGGCGACGCCGTACCGCCTCGGCCACGGCCTCATCACCGACAAGCCGGCGCTCTTCGACGCGCTCATTGAACCGGTGGGCATCGAAGAGCTGGTGTTCAAGGGCTACCTATCGACCCTGCGCTCTAAAGTCACCAAGGCCCGCCTAGACGTATCTGGCGTGCATAAACGCGGCGGCGAGTTTATCGAAAGTGAGTTGCAAGCTGCGGTCGATACCGACGACAACAACCTGGCCGTCGTGCAAGAGGTGATCGGCCTGGCAGGCGACCGCAAGGCTTGGTTGTTTTTCTGCGCCGGTGTCAAACACGCCCAGAACGTGGCGGTCGTGCTGGATTTGATCCACGGTATCCCGGCCGCGTGCGTGACAGGCGACACGCCAAAGGCAGAGCGCGAGCGAATCCTGGCCGACTTCAAGGCTGGTCGCTTGCGTGCGCTCACAAACGCCAATGTACTGACGACAGGCTTTGACTATCCCGACATTGACTTGATCGCTATGCTGCGCCCGACCATGAGCGCCAGCTTGTACGTGCAGATGGCCGGTCGCGGTATGCGGGTGAAGAGCCACACCGATCATTGCCTGGTGCTTGACTTTGCTGGCGTGGTGGCAACGCACGGCCCCATCACCGCCGTGCAGCCACCGACGAAAGCCGGCGATGGCAATGGCGAAGCGCCGGTAAAGGTCTGCGATAACTGCGACGAGCTGGTGCCCATCTCGGCACGCGAGTGCCCGGCCTGCGGTCACAAATTCCCCGAGCCAGAGCGTAAAAAGTTGCAGCTCCACGACGACGACATTATGGGCGTCGAAGGCATCGACATGGCGGTCACGCAATGGACCTGGCGCAAACACGTAAGCAAAACTAGCGGCAAAGAGATGGTCGCCTGCACCTATTACGGGTGCCTGAGCGACCCGACGGTCACCGAGTATTTCCCGGTGCTACACGAAGGCTACGCCGGCCAGATGGCCGTGCAGCGCGTGGCCTCTATCGCGCAGCAAGCTGGCGCACAGCTCACCGGCCAGCAATCGCTAGACGAGACGGTGATCTATCTCAACCAGGCGCAGCACCCGAGCGACATTGAGTACAAGCGCGACGGGAAATTTTTTCGAGTGATTAAAAGGGAATGGAATGCTGACTGAACACGAAGAGCAACGCGAGCTGGTTCAATGGTTTCGACGCACGTTTCCATGTGTAAGGATCTTTGCAATACCCAACGGCGGCCTTAGATCGCCCTCTACGGCCGCGCGACTCAAAGCGGAAGGGGTAAGTAGCGGCGTGCCTGATCTATGCGTCCCAGCCTGGCGGCTATGGATTGAGATGAAGCGAGCGAAAGGCGGCGTTGTCAGCCCTGAGCAGAAGGATTGGATCGAATATCTGGAATCGCACAATTACTGGTGTATAGTGGGAAAAGGTGCGAACGACGTAAAAGACAAAATCCTCAACTTTCAAGATCTGCCATGACAAAAGACCGATACCTCACGATCCGCTTGCCTGCCGACATTGAGCAGGCCCTGCGTAAACACGCCGAGCAGAACACCCGCACCCTAGTTGCGCAGGTGCTGCACTACCTCAAGCAGGGCATGGCGAAAGAAAAAGCGAAAAATTAGGGTTTGTCCCTACTTGCGTTTGTGGGAAATTGTGCGAAGATACATACATCAACAACGCAACAGGAGCAAAAAATGAAACTGCAACTCAAAAACATCAAACGCGCCAAGTTCACTAGCTACGGCGTGCGCTATCAAGCCGTGCTGTGTGTAAATGGCAAGCCTTTTGCTGAAATTGGCGACAACGGAAACGGCGAATCTGTTGGTTACTTTCCCGTGGATTTTGCCGATGACACCGAGTTCAATGCCCAACTGCAAAACATCAATTCTTGGTTGGCGGCTAATGAACCCAGCCTTAATGGCACCAAACCCTGCGACATTGAACTTTGGTGCGGTCGCGCTATTGAACAGCATCTGAACAAAAAAGCAGCCTAATAAATTACAGGAGCAGACAACATGAACACCCTCAACTGGCAAAACCTCCGCGCCCTTGGCCGCACCGACAACGCTAATCGCTGGATGCCCCGTCCCGATATCGCCGAGTATTTCTCGGCAATCCGTTCCCCCAGCCGCGCATGGCCCCACAGCTATGCCAAAGCCGCGCAGACCCAGAAGTTCGCCAAATGGCTGTTGGCTAACCGCCCCGAGGTTGCCGCGCAATTCAAGATCGGCGAATAATGATCCGCGACACCCTAGCCGCCCTGCTGGTCGCCGCCCTGATCGGCGCTCCCTTTGCCTACTATTTCATCTGGGTGATGAAACCATGAGACACACCGAATCCGAGTACATCCGCGCTGGCTACAAGTACGAGAAAGAACGCGGCGCACTAGCAAATACAGCGCAAGCCTATGTTATCCGGCGGATGCTGGAATCCGAGACGCCCGAAGACCAGACCGAGGCGCGGCGACTGATCGCGCAGGGACGAGAGGAGGCACGCAAGTGAAAAACACAGGAGGTTCTGCCTATCCCACAACTCAATACCACAGCGGCATCAGCCCTTCCGGACATAGCCAAGGCATGACCCTGCGAGACTACTTTGCGGCAAAGGCAATGCAGGGACTTTTGACACACCCATCATCTTTAGGTGTGTCAGAAAAAACAGTAGCTGACGCGGCGTATGCCCAAGCTGACGCCATGCTGGAGGCCCGCAAATGAACTTTGTTTTAGGCTTTGCCCTTGGCTTTGTCATTGGCATTCTGATTATGAATCTGGTCCACGATTGGCTAGACTCGCAAATATTCAAAGACGACGAAGAATGGCTCGGTCGCCTGTGCCCGCCGTGCGATGGTCGCTGCCGCCAGGGTCGCTATTGCCCTTCAGCATACAAATAAGTATCTTATGAGATGGCCTTTCCCGCCTCAACCCATACCGATCAATCAACCCACTCGTATCCCATTGGGTCACGAGGATTACGAGGACGCGCTACTGTGAATCTTGACTATGCCTACCCAACGATGATGGCCGAACGGTCCTTGCGCGATCTGCATAACGCCATGCTTGAGAACCGGCACGACGACGCGCTGATGGCTGGCCTCAACGCCATCGTTGAAATGCGCCTGGCCATTGCCGCCATCAAAGATATGAAAGACCGCGATGCCAAGTGACCGCGAGCTACTGGCGCTATGCCTGCGCTACTTGACCGAAAACCCGCGCCAGGCCTTTGACCGCGCTATGCTGGTTAGCACGATTGAAGAGCGCTTGCAAGGCGACCTCAAGAGCCAGCGTATGCAAGAGTTCTTGCAGCGCCTGCTTGACCCCGACGACTTGGGCCACGCGGTCACCGCCGAGGTGCGCCAAAAAGTGAGCGCGCTGCTCAAATGAAAAAAGCCGCCGTGTTTATTGGCGTTGCGTTGGCAACGATGGCGTTTATTTTTCTCAGCGGCCGTCTGTTTCAGACCGGCATTGTCGCCGTCGGGCGATGTTTTTAGAAGGCAGTCATGCGACCGAATATCCTAGACCCGAAATTCAAGTACGTGCCGGCCGCGTACACCAACATTCAAAACAAATGGCGCGAACACGGCTGGAGGCCCAAAAATGAAATGTCCGGTATGCGGAGTTTGGACAATGGTGACACTCACCAGGCAGACCGACCAGTTCGTGCGAAGATCGCGCGTGTGCGGTAACGAGCATCGATTCACAACCGAAGAGCGCGCCGTTTCAGACTCTAGGCAGCGACTGACAAAAACAGAGCGCGCTCGGCCTGGCGCCGCTTTACTAAACCCGGCAGCACCTTCCCTGCGGCCTTAGTCCAATCCATAAAAGACTCAGCCGCGCCCGAGTAATCGGCGCGGTTGTATTTCATTCTGATCGTGGACCGTTGCAGGTTGCCCAAACCTACGTTGAAGGCAAAGCTGACCAGAGCGTCCAGGTGGCTTTGATTATCAAGAGCGCCAGGACACAATCGAACCACGCCGCGCTCAAAAGACTCAAGGTCTTTAGCCAAAATTGCATCCACTTCCCCCATGCTAAATGGCCGGTCCCAACCGGCCGGCAGAGCCAGCTCAAGGCGCTCGGCAAATGGCACCTTGATATGGTTTTGGTCAATCACATGACCGACGCCAATCGTCCATAGCCGAGCTGGGCACCGGTAGGCGCGCAGGCGCACGCCCTCATGGTGCTTGATCATCTCAAGCGCGACCTGGCTGATCATTTGCCAAACACCCGACCGCCAAAATGAAACGCAATGATGCTGGCAAAGAGCGTGGCCGTGTTGTCGTCCCACAGCATATCGGCCATCTGGTCAAAAGGCACCTTGTTCTCAAAGCAGTAGACGATGAGGCACCCGTCGATAAAGCAAAGCAGCAGGAAGAACCCCAGCGAAATGATCGACTGCGTGGACCCGCGCAGATTCTTGACCCACGGGCTAACGCCATCGCCGAGCGATTTGCTGTAGTCGTAAACCGCCGCCATCTCGGCCTGCTGTGCACCGATCACGGCTTGGCGAGTCTGCGCGTCGGCCATGTATTTCTGTGCGTCCGACTCAACGCGAATCTCGTCTAGCTTGATTTCCTCGAGCTTGGCCTGTGCCATGAACCCGCGCTCGGCCATCTGGAGTTCGCGGTCGATCTGCATACGCGCCAACTCGACTTCGTGGCGCTTGTCCTGGCGGTCGCGGAAGAACTCAAGCAGCTTGGGCAGACCGCCCATCAAAAACGAAATGAGCGTGGATAGCAGCGTCAGCATTTAAAACCCCAGCTTTCTAAAGATGGCATCAAAGATGCGGTTGGCGATTTCGGGTGGCAGCGTGATGATCAGATCAAACGCGGCATTGATCAGCACAAGGTAACAAACGACCTTGATCCATTTGTCCATTGCGTCCAACAAGACCTTGTGAACGTCAACCGGCTTACGCGACATTGCATGGTCAGAAAATGATGAAGATCAGTAGCCAGCCAACCGCGCCCAGCAACACCGCCGAGATGGCCACAGCAATCCCAATATCTCTGTAGTCATCCATCTGGCGCTTGCGGCGAATCTCGGCGATCTTGTCTTGCTCGGCCTCGGCCTTGTCCTCGGCATTCATCTCAGCTTCGCGTTTTTTGATCGCCTGCCAGACGTCCATGTTGTTGGAGCTGAAGAAAAGGCCTTGCACCTCGCGCTCAAAATCGGCCGAGGCCTTGAGCGCCATCTCAATCTGCATGGCCGCGCCGAGGTTGCTGCCGCCTTTTTTCTTGGCCTGGCGTGCGGCCTTGACCGCCGTGGATTTTGCATCGAAGTAATTGCCCAGCAGCGGCCCAAGCTGCGCTACATCATTGGCCGTCTTACTGGCCATCTTGACCATCTTGACCGCCTTATTGACGGCCTCAAGCGCGGCAATCGGGTCAATCATGATCATGATGAAGTTACTTTTTTTCCATCTTTGATTTAATGATTGCAATTTCTTGACGATTTTGCTGAATGTCGTCTCTGTTCTTTTGGATTTCGTGCGACAAGTCTTGGCGTAGCCGTTCACGCGCTAGTTCCGCGCCGGTGTTAGTAGCTTGTTTGTTGTCGCTAGTTACCACAAGACTGATCTTGCTGTTCAAGATCGTGACTTCGTGGCTTAGGTTTGATAACGCCGACATGAGATACACCACGCAAGAAAAAAGCAGCGGCAGCACAGCAAATGTCAGTTTCTCAATCAACGCGCCTTTTCCCGATTCGTCTGCCATTTAGCTCCCCTTGAAATGACCCATCGCCCAGGTCAGAAAGCCGCCGGCCATGCTGGCAATCGTCATGCCCATCCAGAACCCGCCCTTGCCCTTGTTCGCTAGGGCAATAAGTTCTTCAAGCTGGCGCTCCATCTTGTCGACCTTGCGATCCATTGCCTGCACGCGCTCCCAGAGAACGCCGTATTTGATCGGGTCGATTTCGGTTTCCATGTTAGGACGGTGGTGGTTGCATCAATTGCCGGTTAGACAACAGCCTAGCGTCGTCCGGTGCTAATTTTATGGCTTCGTCTAAATGATGAATAGCCTCGTCTTTGAGGCCCAAGTTCCAGGCGGCAATGCTGGCCAAGTCCCACGGTTTCTCACCCCAAACGCTAGGGTCCATTGTGTAGACAAGCTGCTTGTTCGTGATCTGGAGCGCCGACTTAGCGGCCGCGTATGACTCGGCCCACATCCCGAACCGGTAGGTCAGCATGGACAGCTCGACCCACGGCTCTCGAGTGCCTGGTGCCTCGGCGACCGCCAAGCGATACCATTTGAGCGCGTCCCAGCCTTTGCCCAGCTCGTCGTGCGCCTTGCCTAGCAGGCGCATGGCGTAGCAGCGCTCATTTGGCCAAGTTGCCTCTGGCATGTCCAAATATTTGGACAAAGCGACTATTGCTTCTTCCCACCGGCCATAAAAAGTCAGCTCGCGCGCGTGATAGAACGCATTGCGCGGGCAGAACGGATCTTCTTTGACCGCCAGCTCAAGCAGCGGCATATATTGACCGCGCGATTTGTCCGGGTCCGGGTGATGGCTCACCAGCAACATATCGGTCTGCGCGTAGACCTCGGTGATGCGACCGTCTGGTCGTGGGTATTCGTGTACCGGGTGATGCCAATGGTAGCCTCGCCGGTGATGAATTTTCTCGTAGTAAAAGCTGATGCCGCAGCCCCAATCGAATTTGTAACGTAGCCTGGTGGTGTCGGCCTGCCAGACGCGCTCGATTTCCTGCCGCCAGCCAAGCTCCAGCACCTCGTCCAAGTCCAGCGAGATGCACACATCGTAGTCGCCGGGAATGAGCGCAAGCGCCGTATCGCGGGCCTTGTCAAAGCGCCAAGGCGAGATGCAAATGTTGTGGACCGTAGCGCCACATTCAGCGGCTAGGCTGGTCGTGTTGTCCGTCGACCCGGTGTCCGCAATCAAGATCAGATCGGCCTCGGCGGCCGACTCGCAAAACCGTCTAACGAATGCCTCTTCGTTTTTGCTGATGGCGTAGACCGCAATTTTTAGTGTCATGTCTTATGGTGTGGTTAGCAATCGACCGCGCCCTCAAACCCGGCTTGCAGCTTGAGGTCAGCGTACAGCCCGTCCATCAGATTGCCCTGCGGCGTGGCGCAATAGTATGCGTGCTGGCCCACCTCTTGCGCGTTGGCTTGGCGAGCGTCTGCCGTGGCGTAGACGGCCACTTGGTATTGCACCTGATCTTTGTTGCCAAAAATGTTGGTAATGCGGGCGTAAGCCTCCGCAAATGGAATGCCGACGTTGCTGGTAGGGATAGAGAGTTTGAGAGCCATTAGAAACTTACCTCAGTTGTATCAATTTTTGCCACCCAGCGAATTGTGGTCGCTGCTGCGCCAGTAACAGTTACCGTTATGCCTCCGTTTGTTGTGTCTGCTGTAATTGCTAAAACCCAAGAAGCAGCGCCAACATCTTGAGCAATAAGAATTGGCGTAACTGCCGCTATAAGAGCAGTTGTTCCAATGAGTGACCCGCGCTTAATGACGCCTTCGAACTTCCAGCCTGATGCAGACCCACCTGCTGTGACGGTAGCAACGCAGGTGCCTTGAAATGTGTAGACGCTGTTGGCATTCAATATTACTTGGTTGGTTGTTCCTGCCGCAGCTCCATCACTTGTTAAGACAGTTGGTGTTGCGTCAGTTGTTTGCCGACCAAGTAACAATGTTGAAAGCTGAGATACACCAAGCGCATTAGTAATAGGCGAGCTACTTGCAGGCGTGACAAAGTTTCCAGTTATTGATCTTGTTGTGCCATATGAACCACTAACTATACTCGAATAGTTACCATTTGCTAAATGTTGAAATCCACTAAGAACTCCACAGTAAGTGCCCGATGCGGTATTTGATGCGCCGCCAAAAATTGAGCTATAAGTGCTACCAGCGCTATTTGATCCGCCGCCAAAAATTGCGCTGTTAGTTCCAGTTGATACATTAGAATTGCCACCAATTGCTGCCGAAAATGGTCCAGATGCTTGATTGCTCTCACCAATAGCAGCCGAGCCATAGTTACCCGACGTTTGATTACTGTAATTTAAAGCAATCCAACCAGAAGCAAGGCTCCCGCTTTGAACTCCAAAACTTATAAAATCTTTTGAATATGTAAGGACTAAATAGCCGCCCGGACCAAGTGAATACAAAATATTAGTTGTGCCGCCGTTGCTTGTATCTGATGATCTAATAGAAATATTTTGACTACCAGTGCCAAATCGCGTGTTTACAATTGTGATCTGTTTTCCCTCTGGAGCGCTGGCGGGAAGATACACATTTATGGCCGTTGCCGTTGCTCCGGTTTTAAATACTTGAATTGGCGCGCAATCATCTGTCAGCGAAACTGATCTTGCTGCCCCTGTTGTTTGGAAAGTGTTAAAAAAATTCCAAACTTTTATGGCCGGCGTATTTTCACTAGCGAATCCGGTAAACATCAGTAATCCCCAGCCACGGAAGTAAGGTGAAAACCGGCGGCAACTGCCGTACCAAACGTGGCGTAAATTTTGTACCCTGCTGGAACACTCAAGTTAAGCGGCAAAATAATGTCGGGCAGTTCTGCCGTTTCAGACACCGTTGTTGATGCCAATGTTCTTTCCAAAAACAGCGTGTTATTAGCTGCTGTAGCAGTTGTAGAACCGTTGTTGATCCAAATACGAACAACCGTTGCCACATTGGTGCCAAGCGCTCTGAGCTTGATGTAATCCAACCGTGACCCGTTAGTGGCGTTGCCAGTAAAAATCGGCCCGTAGGTCGTTCCGCTGGTCAGGTCTTTGGTGGTGTTTGCTGTAACGCCTGGAGTTGCTGCGTTAGCTGCTGCGCCAGACACCCATGTGTTGATGGGAATTAGCGGAAAAATAGGGGAAGTGTTCTGGGCCATTTACATTGCTCCAATCATCCAAGTATCTAGAAGTGCTTTTGGCATTGTGCTACCGCCGCCTCCAGCCGGCCCGGTGGGGCCTGTAGGTCCGGTAATAGTATTACCTTGACTGCCTGTAGGCCCCGTGGGGCCTCCAGTACCTGTTGATCCGGTCGGACCAGTAGGGCCAGCTACGGTGCTTGCTGCACCTGTTGGACCCGTAGGACCAGCAACTGTGCTATCTGCTCCAGTAGGCCCGGTTGGCCCTTGCGCGCCCGTAGTTCCTGTGGACCCGGTAGGCCCGGTAGGACCGCCGGCACCCGTAGTACCTGTAGAGCCGGTAGGCCCTGTTGGTCCTACCGCACCGGTAGCGCCTGTTGATCCTGTCGGACCCGTGGGACCGACTGCGCCGGTTGTGCCGGTGCTGCCAGTAGGTCCGGTAGGACCAGCCGCGCCGGTTGCGCCGGTCGAACCTGTGGGACCAGTAGGTCCTATCGCCCCGGTAGACCCCGTCGGCCCGGTAGGCCCTTGTGCGCCTGTAGCCCCGGTTGAACCGGTGGGGCCAGTAGGACCTTGCGCGCCGGTAGCACCCGTGCTTCCCGTGGGGCCAGTTGGCCCAGCCACACCTTGATCGCCCGTAGGCCCGGTTGCACCTTGGATGCCCTGCGACCCCGTCGGACCTTGAATGCCTTGCGCGCCCGTCGGTCCGGTCGGACCCGACGAACCTTGAATGCCCTGCGGACCGGTTGGCCCCGTAGAACCGACCTGCGTGTACATGACTTGGGCAACCACAACAATTGCACTAGGCGACGCTGGTCTTGTCGGGCTAGTGCCTCCAGCTTGATACACCAAGCTAACCGTGGTTGCGCTGCTAGACCAATAAACCTCAACAG